AATCCTGCGGTTTTTAAGGTGGCATGTAGTTTGAATTTATCATATCAATACAGAGTGGTGAAAATAACATGAGAGAACGCAAAGCAATACCAGCAACTCATTGCGATTATTTGATTCGAATGCATATGAAATCAATTGAAGCAATCAGTAAATATATGGCAGGTGGTTGTGGAACTGGCGCATTGAATGGACCTATGATGGTTTGTGTTGAATTGATCAGAATGCGTGATATGATACAGAAATCATTGGAGGAATATAGTGACAAGCCGAAAGAAAGTTAATCGACAAAAGGTCGAAGAATCATTGGAAAAGGCCAGTGTTGAAACTCACGCTTTCCAAGATAGTGGTCATACTGACGAATTTTTGGAACAACAATATGGTATAAAGCCGAAAGATAATACTGAGTTTCTAAATGAACTTGAAAATTATTTGAAATCACCACCATTGTATGAGTTTCAAAATAGAATCAAAGATACACCAACTAAAACTTGGTTAGAACTCAATAAAACTGTAGTGGATGTGCTACATCCAAAACCAAAAGAAGAAGTTACCGCTGATCCAGCGAAACAACGCATTATTCTGACTGTTGATTTGACTGATTTTAGGGACCTGTTAATAAATATTCGTGCTAAAATCCAAGATAGCATTGTAAAACTTAACCAAATTTGGAACGAAAAAAATGAAAGAAAAGATTAACCAAATCCTCCGTGAACACGCAGGTGATCCAGCAAAAGCAACCGCTGAAATCAGAAAAATCACTTCACAAAATTTCAGCCTTTACAATGAAGGCGGTTCACTGTATGTTGAATTTGATGATCCAACTGACTCTACTGACTTCGGAATTTCCCTCCTAGAGGAGTAATACACTCCTCACTTCTTCTTAGCTAGTCAAAGATAATAAATACCAAATATAAGAAATCTTAAACACTAGCTAAGAAGAAGAGCATGACAATCAATTTCACACAATTCCTTACTGAAGCTTCCTTCTCACCGCAAGCTGTTGAAAAGGTGTTGACCATTCTTGTTCGTTTGATCGAAAAGAAAATCGGTCAACGTCTATACAGATATGCAGGTGCGAATGGTTTCCAAGAAGTTGAAATCAAGAACCATCCAGGCAAGGGCAAAGGTTTCTTATATTTCACCACCAAGCAAGTCGCTATCCGTTTCAATTTCGTCAAAGGTGATTTCGTATCAATGAACTTTTGGCAACATTGGGAAATTGGTAAAGCATCAGATATGTACATCGATTTCGGTGGTGCAAATATCGTTCGAATTGCAAATATCATCGTTGACAAACTGACTTCAGCCGTTCATGGCCAGATCAAAAAAGAAGTCATTCCAGCCTATCTTCCAGAACAAGCTATTCCTGAAGGTGCTGAACTCATCACTGAACAAGCAGCGAAAAGAGTTACTCCTGAAGAATTCTTTCAAATCATGCAAAGCACTTATCCAAATGCTGACTATTCAGAAATGCATTGGAGAGATATTGCAAATGCAGGTGCTGCTGCTGGTGTAGCTGGTATTCCTGGTTTCGTTAAAGCACAAGCTGTTCCTAACAAGAAGGGTTATTACTCAGTCATCCCTCCTTCTGCTGGCTCTCCTGGTGCTACGGCAGCTGTTTCTGCAAAGCCTGATCCAATCCTTTACATCAAAGTTACTGCCCAAGACCCAGTTTCAAAGAAGTTCCTTTCAGCTGGTGAATCAAAGCAAGCACAAGACATGTATAACCAAATTCAAAATGCTTTGAGTGACAACAGTGCTAACATGGCTAAGAAAGAAATTGAAAACCCAGATACTTTGTTCGGTGCTTTGTCCAACCTTGTTAAGTTGGTCATCAAAGGAACTAACAAAGCTTTGATGATTTACGGTGGTCCTGGTACAGGTAAATCATTCACAGTCACCAGTGCTATTGAGCAAGCTGGTTTGGTTAAGAATCGTGATTGGTATCACGTCAAAGGCAAAATCACCACCCAAGCATTGTATGAACTTCTATTCATCCACCGTGATGATAAGATCATTGTATTCGACGATGCTGACTCAGTTTTCAATAACGAAGATTCAGGTAACATCTTGAAGGCAGCACTTGATTCATACGATGAAAGAATTATCTCATGGCTTTCACCAAGAACTCAAAACATCGCTAGATTGAACGATGCGCAACGTGAAGCGTTCAATAAGGAAGTTGATAAGAGACTTGCTGAAGACCCATTGGGTGAAGATGAAGTTGAATACGATGAAGATACAGGTAAGAGCAAGGTTGTCAAGAAAAAACCTTTGAAGTATCCTTCTGAATTCAGATATGACGGTAGAATTATCTTCATCTCAAACCTTGGTTTGAAAGATATCGATAGTGCTGTTTTGACTCGTTCATTCAAGATTAACATGGACTTGACTGATGAACAAATGTTCATGCGTATGGAATCAATTATTGAGCATCTTGGTAATCCAAATTTGACCAAGGAAGAAAAGCTTGACACTTTGAGAGTTTTGAAAGAACGTCATTTGTTGGGTCAACTGAAAAATCCACAAATGAGAACGTTCGTTGCGGCTTCTAACATCCGTGCTTCCGGTGTACCAAACTGGATTGAACTTTTGAAATATTCATAATATAATAGGTCTGAAAGGAAAACTCGTATGAGCATCAGAAAGCGTATCGTCGATGGGGTCATGGAAACTTTTTCCGAAGGCACTCATTATGCCGTTCATCATGCTACCATGGGATATTACGGTCAAAAGCATCCAAGTCATGAAGCAGCTGTTTCAAAAACTTTGAATCCAAAGTTGATTCGACCAGAAGATTACACTGTTGTGAAAATCGAAAATGGTCGTAAGAAAGAAGCAACTGATTTGCATGGCAACAAGCGTGAAATTCCTAAGGGAAGACACGATAAATTGAGTGAATCAACCAATCATGAAGGACATGTGATTCAACTTCACAGTAAGCATTACACAAAACCACACTACAAGGGTGAAAACAATATTGTGAATCACCCAAAAAGTGCAAAGAAATATGCAACACCTGAGGAAGCTGAAAAGGCGGCCAGCAAAACTCATTTCATGGGTGATTGGACGCATAAAGTTGTTTCAACCAAAGATGCATATGATGCACATAAGAGGTCATATTAATGTCAATTAGAGAAAAAATTATTGAAAGTGTGAAGGAAAAATTTGTCATGACTGAATCAGTGAATTTGAAAGACTTGTCAAAAGAGCATCAACACGCTTATAAAAATTTGAAGGCCCATCTAAATAAAATTGGATCAAAACATTCAATCAAATATGATGAACACGGCAAATCTTTGGAAGTTGCTTGGGGATATGATCATCGTAAAGACAAAAAGCTTTTGAAGAAAGAAGAAGACCTGACACAAAAGGCTTTTTATGATAAAGATTTCAAAGAAAAGAAACTGAAGAATGCCAAAGTTGGATTTCAAGCGGATATTTCCGGTCATGGAATTCATGACATAAGGGAATAATGATGATTAGAGATCGTATCCTTAAAAAGCTTGAGGAAACCCATGTAGCTATCGCCCAAATGGAAAAGGCGATGACTCGTGGACCTGAAAAATCCAAGAAAAAGCTTGATGCGATCAAGCTCAATTGGAAGCCATTGAGCGATAAGGAATATCAAACGCTTTCAAGATTCCACGACAAAAAGGCTGAAGGTTTCACCAACGAAAAGACTCAAAAAGTCACTTACACGACAACTGATGGACATCATGTAGAAAAGACGTCCAATAGTCTTTTGCCAACTCTCCATAAGGTTACAACCAAAGATGGTAAAGTTGAGCACTACATTGACTCAAAAGCTTACAGTGAAAAGAAAGCAAAAAATAGAAAGAATCAACAATGAAAAAATTCACAGAGTTCGTAACTGAAGGTAAAAATATGACAGTCAAACATACTGTTGTATACACTGACACCAATGGTCAAAAACGTGAAGTTGTCAAATATGGTATGTCAGATCAAAAGGCAATGGCTCATGTTCAGAAATTGCCTGATTTCAAAAGCCATCATCATGTTCGCACCACAATGGTGCCTAAGCTTTCTAAGTGAAGTGTTCACGTATTTCGGAAAGACTGGTGTAACGTTTTACATTGGTCTTTTTCCATTTATTGATTGATTCATTCAACCAATCTTCGGATTCAAGAACTCCCACCAAAACTTGTGCTAGAACTTCACCAAAGTTCACTTCTCCTCTGGTCTTTCCCAAACAAACAATTTCTCGTTTGAAATTTTCTCGTCCATGGACTTCAACAAGCTTGTTGACTGTCTCTGAAGAACCATAATAATCCTTCCAGTCCGAGTCGAATTTGACTCGCTTCCCCTTCTTCTTCCGTGAATGTACAAAATATTTTCGGCCGATGTAACGCTTGCCAGTGGTGAGATCGGTGATGCAGTACACGAAGCCTGCATTCTTGCCGATCAGCTTCTCATCGAATGGAATACCCTTGTAAAGCCATGGAATATATAGAACGTCATCAGTAATCGTAGTCGTCATCTTCTTCATCCTCATCGAGTGGAACATCGTCGATACGAATTCCACAGAATGGGCAAAAGAATTCTTCCGCCGCTTCATCGCACTCATAACGGATGACAAAATCTACATCTGAACAGCTGCAGCTGCTTTCAAATTTATGTTTAGGCACTGTTAGTATTACTCCAAGGATTGAATGAAATGTTGATATCCAGTATAATTAAAAAAGAATATTATGAGTCTATCATAGTGGTAGACTTGAACGAATTATCCCACGCTGAATATATCAATGATATTGCCGCGTTCTATCTTAAGAACAATGGCTGCATTGAACTCATTCGTAATGCCAAGGATGCTAATAACGATCTCAAGAAAATGTTTCTCGACATATATAGCTCCTGGAAAAAATACAATGAAAATATCAACATAATCACCCAAGTCATGGAGAATCAATGAGTTACGGAAATGTAACCGTTTTCGCTGGACCAATGTTCTGCGGAAAAACATCACATTTGCTACAACAATACATCTGGAAAAATCACGCCAAAGATTACTCGCTTCTAATCAAACCTGCTTTTGATGATCGTTATTCAATGACGGAAGTCGTTACGCATCTTGGATTGAAAGCAACTGCTGCAAATATTACAGATGCGGCAAGGATCATGGATTATTTCCAAAACGATCAATATCGAAACTTGATGATCGATGAATGTCAATTTTTCACTGCACCGCACGTTCGCGGTGACATTTTTCCATATCTGAAACTGCTTCTCAATCGCGGTGTCAATATATACGCATCGGGACTTGATATGGATTGGATGGGCGAACCATTCGAAGTTACGGCAAAGCTTTTGGCTATGGCAGATAACGTCCATAAGCTCAAATCAGTTTGTAATTATTCAGGCAAAGAAGCCTCAAAGACATATAAAAAGAGCTTATCTGGTGGATCAGTGGAACTTGGTGAAACTGATAAATATGAAGCCAGAAATAACGAATTTTGGAGATACGAATGACCAACTTTACAAAAGAAGAAACATTGGGTGCTATCAAATGGTTTCTTCTTGATTTGACAAGAGAACAATTTGCTGAATTCAATGATAAGGAAACAAGATCAAAATTCGTTGAAGTGACAAATGAGTTTTTGGAACGTATGAAGTTTCATGAAATGATTGAAAACTATATTGTTATTTGCGATGAAACAAATAACACAGAACCTCAAATTGATGCAAATGAATTTAGATCATCGACTTATTTGAAATTTTCAAACGATCCGGAATTTACATGTTTGAATACTGTGTATGCAAGAACTGGAATTGAATTGGAGCATATAAAGGGGATGATGCCTTGACATATGGACAAGCTCTTGCCATAGACGTAAAATTACATTTATCTTTGGAATGGAATAAGCTATTCTTAGCTGAAAATTCCTCAGTAAATAGGGCGATTGTAACCTCAACAGCCTGTTCCGTCCTTGATGGAATGGTGATGACTGATGACATTTATGATTTCAAGGTTGTTTGTGATCAAACGAACAATCTGCCTGGCGAAGATAAAATCATTGTTGATGTTTATGTGAAACCGAAAAAAGTTGTGCAGTTTGTACATATGTCATGTGTCCTACCTGCTGATGATGGGTATATAATGGGAAGAAAAGTATGCAGCAAGAGAGACTTGTAGAATTATTCAAACATGTAGATCAATTGGCCAGTCAAGAACTTTGGTATTCATTGGACCAAAATCTTCGTGACATGAAAACAATGACGCATTCTAGAAATGATCATGAAAGAATTTTGGCAGTTGCGATGGCCAGAGCCTGTTTTCGTTTCAGATCAAAATTGACATATTTTGAAACGTTTGTTGCGAATGGTATTCATAATTTCCATGACGAAAAACCATGGAGGGGATTACTCACATCAAATGTTATTCATAGCACTGAAATTCCTATGAATGTGCGAAAATTTTTGAAATCTGATATTGAAAAATTGATAAGCATTCCTCAACGTGTTCTATCAGTCATGGCCGTTCCGCCGGGTGGTAACATACCTCAGATTTTCGCATTTGAATTGATGAAATCTGAATGGACAACTGGTACTGCATTGCTCAAAGATGCATGGTTTGTATCTCCAGAACGTGATTCAGATCGAATAGAAATTGAACGTATGTCAAACCAAATGTATGAATACGAAAAGGAACAAGGAAAGAAATGATTAAAGTTTTCGTGGGGACGGATGTAAACGGTGGTTGTGCTGAATGCCAGATGGTGTTTGAGTACAGCCTTCGCAAACATTCATCTGAACCTGTTGAACTAACTTGGATGAAAATTTCAGATGATCCGGCATCATTTTGGTATGGATGGAATACAGCAAGGTGGTCAACACCATTCTCAGGTTTCCGATATGGAATTGCAGAATATTGTGGATATCAAGGCAAAGCAATTTACTGTGATGACGATCAAGTTTGGCTAGACGATCCAGCGAAACTTTGGAACACAGAAATCGCATCCGATAAAATCATGACTGGAAAACAGTTGCCAAACGGTGAAATTCGCCATTGTGTCTCATTGATTGATTGTGAAAAATGGAGAACTCTTCCACCAGCCTCCAGACGTAAGGCAAATGAAAATTTCACCGAGGCATTTAAGTCCTTGACTTTCCCTAAAACACAAATTATAAGTGATTCGTGGAATTGCTACGATGGCGAGGATATGGCTTTGTCTGATATCCAATTGCTCCATCTAACAGATATGTCGTCCAATCCGGGTGTGCATCTGGCAATCAAGCGTCTTGGTGATCAAGCCAAACATTGGTACGATGGTCCGCTTCGCGATCACCGTCGTCCTGATGTTGTGGAGTTGTTTCAACAATATTATGATGAAGCATTGGCTGCTGGCTATTCAGTTGCTGATTATATTCCAAATGAACAATTAAATTATGTGAAACAAACGCAGCGAGGATATGCAGCGAACAATGGTTGGGAATGACGATACTAGTCCGCGTTATGTTACCTATGATGTTGAATTTAACAACTACGAACAACAATACTATTTTGAAAATGTGTTCAATATCCTTTCAGGACGCATCGATGTAATCTTCAATATTCACAAAATGACACTGTTTAAATGTATCTATCACTACAATAGATTGCATCAAAAAGCATTTGATTTTTGGTGTCAAAATGAAAATGAACGCGAAGAATTGAAATCCGCATATGATTATGTTTTCAAATATAAAAATGCTGAAAACAATACGGATTTGTTCAATTGGTGGGTTGCGGATTTGTCAAAACGCAGTCCAAGACGTAATTTGATTCTCTTGAGTACAAGTAAATCTTTGCTTCAAACTATGAAACCAACACTCAATGGTTTCTCATTTGTGGTTAATATGTGATGAATAAATGGTATTGGGTGAAATTATCAATTTCATATTTGGATGGCGCAACTGATGTCCTACAAATCAAAATATGTGAATGATGTTGAATGTAAGGATGAGCTTGAGGCTGAAAACTTCAAGGATGTCATAGATTTTCTTGGCCGATTGCACAATCCACCAATTCATACATATGACTTCTTCGATGCATTATTTTTCAAAGCTTGCTATCATTATCAACGATGGAGCGGAATAATATTCAATGCTCTGGTGGAAAAAACCATTTTTGTAGGCGGACCAGCTTTCGTCTGGTATGAAGACATTTATATTCAACGCAACACAGAAAATAACACCAGATTAAGAATTAAACTGCATTTAGAAAAACCATCTTTGTCAAAAATAGATTTTATTTTGGGAACAAGTGGGGAATTTTTGGATCATTTTCATGGGCATATGATAGCAAGGGTGCGTTTGCATGAGGAATGAAGTAAGATACACTTCTTATGACATTGAGTTTGAAAGTCAAGAACAAAAAATGACATTCGAAACTGTTCTTGATATGATCACAAATGATGTACCAGGATATTATGTAATTCCAAGAATGAGGCTATTCAAGTGCACTTATCACTTGAATAGAATTTTTGGTATGGAATTTGATTTTTGGCCAATGTCTGATATTGATCGAGATAGTATGATGAAAGCATATTCATACGTATATCAAAAGAAAAATGATGCTAATGGTACAACATGTTCAAACCGTTGGCCAAACGAATATGATCGAATTAATTCGCACAACTCATTGATAATTATGAGTGAGTCCAAATTGAAGATTCAAGATTACGCATCAAACGGATTACTCAAGTGTCATAGATTTTTGGTGGAATAATGTCAGAAGATTTTTCGATACATTACAAAGATATTGAGTTCAAATCCAACTCCATGCGCGTTTGGTATGAAAAATCCGAAAATTATTTTGATGACTCACGTTTACAGAAGATTGGCAAATTTGTTAAAGCGTCACCAGAAGTGTTTGCGAAATTTTTGTATCACTACGTTGATTGGCACCTTCAAACAGATATTTTGTTGATAATAGCACCGACGGAACCTGATTTCATTACAATCAAAGAAAAAATAGAAAATGTTTTTTATGGCAAATGCAATGAATATGGTCAATTAGATGGTGCTAAAGTTGCATTTTTCCTTCCAAAAAAGCCAAAAGATGTTAAGTTGGTTCTTGATAGCAGAAAAGCTGGTAATAAATTGACCGTAAGTTTACGACGTGATGTCGCAATGTTTGTTGAACAAATTGAACATAGTCATCCAAAAGTGGAGTTGACTCCTTGAGCAAATTTCATCAAACATTTAAAGATTTGTGTTTTGATGATTCAGATCGATTCAAAAGATTCATGGACCATTGGTGGTGGTTGGAACAATCAGATTACCATGACTATCAACCAGTTAGTGATATGGTTTTCTTTGGAAGCGTATTTTTCGAATGGCTAAGAATCACAGGAAACAAACCGACTGTTTGGTGGGGCAATCACCTACTAAATCAGACTGATTATTTGAAAAGTTTTGTGATGGGATTTGAGACAAGAGAGCTATCTTGGTGTGAGGACGGCGTCAAAATGCTTGACACTTTCAATACTGGTGAATTAAAAGAATTGATGGAAAATGAACACGGATTCACTTTCAACTCACAAAATAAAATGAGTGAGCAACATTTTATAATATATGATGGACAAGAAGTTTTGCCTGATTGGTTAATACAACAAGTTAACATAGGAATAATAGAAACCATATGATCGTTTACGCCGCAGCTGATACCAACTATTTTATGGAACATGGCCTTGAGTTTATCAACTCATGTGTAGCCAATGAGAATTTTTGTCACATAACTGTGTTCCTAAATTTTATGGAAGACGTAGATGATCAAGTTCGAAAAGTCCAAGCATTCATGACCGCGAATGAATCAAAGCTTCATCCTAATGCGAAGAAATATTTGATTCCGCCGGAATTTTTCACTCAAATGTACAAATGTCAAATTGATGATAATCGTGCATACTATGCTTCTTTCAGATTCATGCATTTGCCTTATGTGATGAGTCAGTTTCCAACTGAAGATATTTTGGTTTTGGATATTGATTCTGTTGTGAAGAAAAAACTTCCTGATATCAAAGCTGATATGGGTGTGTATTTACGTTTGGACAATATTGCTGGGGCAAATTTGTATGAACAAATGGGCATGTTGGTGGCTGCTGGAATATTGTATATTCCGTGGCATAAAAGAGAGTTGGCTGAAATTTTGAAAGCTGAACTTCTTAATCAACCAATCCGTTGGTTCTGCGATCAGCATGCAATTTTGAAAGTGTATCGTGCATTAACCCAAGAAACTCAACCACCTGTGATCTATGATTTTGCAGTAACTGAATGGTTGGATTGGGAATTTGTCGAAGATTCCTACATTTGGACCGGCAAGGGCGATCGCAAACATAGTGAAAAATATTTGAACGAGAAATCAAAGCACAATGGCATCAGTGGGTGATCTATACGATCTTCAAATCATCAAAGATGAAATTTCATTTGACGATACACTTGATCAAACAAATTTCAATAATTTTCTTAATGCTGCTTGGTATGGTAAGAAATCCAAATGGCATCTTGGTGGCGATGTTGTTTATGCTCGAGACTTTCTTTGCGGAGCAATGTATCAATATTACATTTTGATGCATGAACATCCTGAATGGTTTGATGAAAAAATCAATGTTTTGATAAGATTTAGCACTGATGATGCTTCTGATATAGTTGTAAATCAGATATGTGAATTCATAGGGAGCGTTCGACCTGTTCCTCAAGAACTTATCGAAAAACATGGTCCACGTATCATTCACTATCATTCCCACATCCCCCATGATGCAGATGTAATTGATATGGCTTTGTATATTCAACCTGAAGGATCTAAACGAGTATTTAAACGTGCTGAATATGTTTCGCGTATTGATATGACAATGGAGTATTTCAGTCCATGACAAATGATGAAATTTGGGAAATTTTAAGCAGTATTGATTTTGAAGATTGTAAATCGTCGTATAAATCTCATTATTTCGATTTATTTAGAACTATGACACATTGGGAAAATCGTGAAATAGTTACAAGAATGAGTCAAGATGAATGTCATGAATGGCTTGCACGATCAATGTATCAATATTCATTATTTCTTGGTGAAATTAATCCACAACTTTATCGTAAAATTCTGTTCGTATTTCGCGAATATATTACAACGAAATCTTTCACCATAACTCTCGAAGAATTTTTCAAGTTGCGCGGATTTCCAGATGATAGTGGAAGTCACTTGTTGATATATGATGAATATGATGACAACAATCATTACGATGTAGTGATTAACGTCATGAGTCGTACAGCCAATTTTATTCCCGAAAACTTCAAAAATGCAAAATGCATCATCGCGGTGATTCACAATGATTGAAATGAAAGAAGAAATTAAGTGGATTATGTTTCCTGACCATGACACAAGTTCAAAATTTTTTCAATTTTCAGAATTGATGACTGGTGTCAGGCGTAACATTTCACCTTGTAATTTGTACTTTGAATCATTGTTTGATTTGAAAGATTTTCTCGCAAGATCGTTGTATCAAATCCATTTGCTGCTTGCCGAACACAAAATATATTCTCGACAAATAAAGATTGAGGGTGTTGATTTCGAAAACGACACAATTTCTCAACTTATAAATTTAGTAGATGATTTTATTCTTGGTAAAAACCAAGTACCGTTCAGCGAGTGTCGCATTAAATTGTGGCACAAAAATGGGATTGGGACATTGTACCAAAATGTCAAGTTTACCGATCACATTATCATAGTTCGAGAAGAAACAGCTTTGAATGAAATACCGTTCCCTGATGCTGAACATTTCTATCATTGCATATTGCCTAAAAGATGAAGGAGACATATGACCGCCGCATTTACTGAGATTCAGACTGCGACTGGTGAATTTTTTGATTATGCGCATTTTTCTGAAACCGATATCCATGAAGAAGATATCGCCCATGCTTTGAGTATGATTTGCAGATTCAATGGACACTGCTTGAAATTTTACTCAGTAGCAAAGCACCTTTGTTTGGTGCATGATTTGATGGAGTACGATCGTGTCGAAATGAAAAAACCATTGACACGTGAAGATGTTTTCCACGGACTAATTCATGATGTTGGTGAAGCATATCTCACCGATATTCCAAGACCATTGAAGAATTACTTTACACAAAGCACTGAATTCACTGCTTTCATGGATGACTACATCGATATTGAAAATAGAATCATTGAAGGCTTTGCGCGCAAATATCCATATGGTAAACATGCGCCTCATGCGGCAACTGTGAAATACTATGACACATGGGCTTTGTTGCTTGAACAAAAATATCTGATGACCAAAACAAAGAAGGAATGGTCAATAAGTATTGCTGATTATCCTGATGAACCTCATTTCGTTAAAGGCATGATGAATCCATTTTTGTATGAAAAAGATTGGGCACGTGAGTTCATGAATAGATTGGAATATTACAATGAAGTTGCTTGACAAAGTCAAGAAATTTTTCAAGAACACTTTTCCTGAGGTCAAAATCGATCCTGAAGTTCAATCAATGGTTGATTTGGGATTGATTTCACCAACACAAGCCTCGAATGTAACGCAGGTTCCGTTTCAAATTCAAAAGATTCAAGTGACTGCTAAATCAAGAACAATGGTTGCTCAATGGAACCATGAACCTGATTTATCTGATGAATGGTATTCTGAACGATACAATTTAGATTTTAGCGAATGTCCACAATGGAACAAAGAAATTTATGCAACTGTCTACGATCACTTCGCTGATACACAAACTTCCATGTATCCTGTAACATTGACTCGTGAGCTTCCACGTGGATCAGGCAAATCAACCTTTTTCAGAAAGTTGATTGAGAATCTCTACGAAGCCATGAGAAATGATCCGAAGTTGATGGTGAATAAAGTTGTTTACATTGGAGCAAATACGACTCAATGCAGAGAATTTTGCAAGTATTTTCTGCAAACCCAAACTAACAACTTTCATCAAACAGGATTTTTGGTTTGGACTGCAAATTTGGCTCAAGCTTTGGATAATTCAAAGCTTTATCCGGCTGGCAAAAACATTCTCTATATTTTGGATGATGCTCTCGATGATCCAAATAGCTTCACCACTCAATCAATTAAAGACCGTCATGATAAAGTTATGATAGTCAAACTTTACACACCAAGATAAGGAATAGGAATGCACGTAACAATCGTTGAACCAAGACTTGATTTGTCATTCAAAGATCCTGGTCCGGGATTTGTTGTTCCTGACAAAATTGGCGAATTCACCCATCCAATCAGAGAACATTGGCATAAGTTCACTTTGAAATTGGCTGCAGTCCATACAGCCATGGATGATAAAGTTGTTGTTAATACAATTCCTGGTTGGGAAATAACAATGGCTGCTATGTCAGTTTTGTCTGCAACGACTGACATATTGTATTTGCCCCATCGTCAAAGATTTGAATTTCCAATTCCTAATGCAAGATTTTATATGCAAACTGTGTTTCCTGAATATTTCACTATCGATGATAATGGTTGGGGAGCATATCTTTCTTATTTGCCAATCAATGTTGATGATGTTCAACCAAATGAAGTTTTGTGGCAAAAGCTTCAAAAGCGCATCACAAACAATGAATCCAAATTTGACCAACCAAACTCAAGTATATTATTCAAGCATAATTTGAACTCAATGGCAGGAAACTTTTTACTGTTTGTTTGCCAAATTCCACACGATCAAGTCATCATTCAAAGCTCAGCGGTTTCAGTCGCAACAGCATTGAGAGAAACTATCAATTATGCCAGATATAACGGTTACAAAGTGGTCGTAAAAGGTCATCCAGTTAATCCTGGCGCTATGAGTGAATTGAAAGCAATCACTTTTGATAACAAGGATATAGCCACATGGGTTGATACAGGATTATCAATTCATACTCTTCTTAGTCACTGTAAAGCAGCATTCATGGTCAATTCCGGTGTAGGATTTGAAGCCATGCTTCATGGTAAACCTATCGTTACTTTTGGCAATTCTGAATATAAAGAATATGTCAATCAATGGTCAGGCTTTAGCACTCCGCTAAATATGGACTACGATAAGTACAAAAGATTCATGACGGCATTCTTCAATAAGCTGTTCTACACCGGAGAGACTTAATGGCAGATTTCTCAACTATTCTTCCCATCGTATTGGTATGGGAAGGAACAACCTACACTGACGATCCAGCTGATAATGGTGGTGCCACAAGATATGGCATCACACAAGGAACATTGTCAAACTATCTTGGTCGTCAAGCATCCAAAGACGAAGTTCGTAATCTCAAGATGGACGTTGTACAAGCGATCTATCGCAAAAAATATTGGGATGTGATCAATGGTGATAAACTCGGTAACGGATTATCATTGATGTTGCTTGATGCAGCTATCAATCACGGAACCTCAAAAGCAATTCAATTTCTTCAACAAGCATTGAAAATTACAATTGACGGTGGGTTTGGACCAAAAACACTTCAAGCTGTTAACGATGCTCCAAGCCAATACAATTTGATTTTGTCAATTTCAAATCTCAGACGTGCTCGTTATCAAAGCCTTGATGATTTCCCTAGATTTGGTAAAGGCTGGTTGAATCGTCTGAATGACATCACTAACAAAGCTTTGGCATATGAAAACAAATATGTTGTCAAAAAGCCCGAAGTTGTAATTCCGGCCGATCCAGTTCCTGCTACTGCACCTGTTCCTGCTGCGCCAGTTTCCAACTCAGTTCCAAACATTCCTGACGTTGACTCAACGTTGTCAAATGAAACAATTCAAAAGCTTTTGACGAGCCAATCACTTTACAGTGGTGCTATTGATGGTTTGATTGGTCCAAAAACCATGTCCTCAATCAATCTTTTGCTTGCACAAGAAGTTGGTGGTCAAACTGCTGCTTGGTCAAATGATCGTAAGAAAGTTGCAGTTGGTCAAGTTTTCGCTAAGAAAAACAATATTGAAGTTGGAACTGTCGATGGTCTAGTTGGACCGCAAACTCGACAAGCTTTCAAGGAACTCAACTATCTTGTATTGACTGGTAAAGAACTCCCAAAATGGCGTGACGTCATCACAAAGCCAGATGTGATCAGCAAAGAAGCAGTCAATGATTGGCCTTTGCAGAAAGACGTCGAAAAATTTTATGGCAAGGTTGGTGAAAACCAAGCAACCTTGATTACTCCATATAAGATGAAGCTTGCTTGGGATACATCAACAGTTGTATCCAAATTTTCTTGTCATGAAAAAGTCCACGATTCATTGGCCAGAATTTTCCAAAAAACTTTGGATGAATACGGTGAAGCGAAGATTGCCGACCTCAAACTTGACTATTTTGGTGGTTGCTTGAATATCCGTAAGATGCGTGGTGGTTCATCTTGGTCAATGCACTCATGGGGCATCGCGGTTGATTTGGACCCTGAACGAAACCAACTTGAAATGCATAAGGATGTAGCGACCTTTGCTAAGGCAGATTACGTTCCTTTCTGGAGAATTGTTGAAAGTGAAGGATGGGTAAGTCTTGGGCGATCTCGAGATTATGACTGGATGCATTTCCAAGCCGCTCGACTATAAGGAATTAAACGTTCTGTGAAATTCACTGGAATATTAGAGAAATTCATAGATGATGAAATTTTGATTGAGGAATTGAATATCAGAGGATACGGAAAATCCTCTGATCCAGTGATTCAATATCTTATTACCAATCACATTATGTTTCTATCAAGCGTGAGAAGTTTGAATGAGGTTAAATTAAAGCTTGACTTTTATCGCCTGATGGAGCATTATTCAGTACGCATGCTATTGGGAGAAGATGATCAATTTTACGAATTGGTCGATGTAATCTCCGATGGCACCTGCACATTATATTTTCAAAATTCAAAGCAAAAATTTTGGTATGGATTAAAGAAAACCCGATCTATCACTCTTCGTTGTGACAGTAAAGTTCATTTGATTGATTTTGTTGGATGGAAAGGCATTTTTGGGGATGGCGTATAAGGTCTATCTAACTAAGCAATTTGATAGATTGATGACAATCTCAGAAATGAGAGACACCGAATTACCATTCAAATATTGGTTCAATCATAAACTTCTTGCTAGAAATATCTTTCTCGAGGGTTCACCAACATCTTATAGAACTCTTTTCAAATTTGATGCTAATTCACTGTTAAATCATTACAAAATGCGATATGGTATGACAACAGAAGATATCATGAGACTAAGATCAGTGGATCGCTTTAACCAACACGAAATGGTATTGTTTGATCCAATTCAACAGCAACAAGAACGATTCACGTATCTTAATCACGCAAAATACATATTCACATTGAGAAATACAGAGCATGGAATAATTGTTCTCGAAGATTGGAAAATATGGGTGGATTTTGATGAATGATTATGTTCTTTACAAGTCAATGGACTATGATTTATTCAAATCTTTAGTTGTTGACAGTTATGCTGGAATCCCTTTTCAATTTTGGAAAGCCAAAGGCGCTGTAACCACTTATCTTGATGGAAAATATAATTCAATTTCAATTTATCTTGACGTCTCAAAATTTGAGATGATCTATGGATATTTCTACTATTATCCAGAGACTGTTGAAAATCGACTCCCAATATTAAATTGGGAACCAATGGTTGATGAAGACCGTTTATATAATCTATACATAGAAGACAGTCATGATAATATCATGTTTCATGAATGGAAAGTTAGACACGCAAAGGCAAATAGCAATTGACAAAACAATACATGAAAGAACCATCAGACATTGCTTTGGAACGTGCAATGTATCTGATTTCCAGAGGATACGTTCCTGCTGACACCAACGTTGAAGAATTGGCCGAACAGATTCAAACCACATTGGAAAAAAACTCGGACAACCCGCAGAAACAGGTCACAAACGATATCAATACAGTTTATATTGATCGCACAGGAAGATAATGCTTTACGAAGCGATTGAGTTAAGGTAAATTGTAATCCTTAACGAGGAAACTGAGGTTTGGGAATGCTGGAATTCACTATTGCTCAATACGCATCAAATCTTTTCTATCAGTCGCAGTCAGTTTTTTATGTCGATCTGTTGAACCGTGAATTTGAAATCATCGGAATTCGGCCATGGGGTGCTGATTATGAGCTCACCATGATGAATGAATATGATGAGGTCGTTCATCGCGTTCTTGGCGATCATGAAATGCTATTCGTTGATCTCGAACTGGAGACCGCAGATGATCTATGAAATCTTCGAACGACTTCTCGCTGATAACGGTCGCTTGGCCAAGGAAGCAGTGCTTCGCAGTGAAGTCAACAACGAAGTTTTGAAGCGAGTTTTCACGCTTGCTTTGAATCCCTACATTCGCTTTCATGTTCGCAAAATTCCTTACACATTTCTCGGACATGGAACAATCACGTTGGAACAGGCTATGGACGAACTGTCTAAGCTTTCCGGTCGTGAAATCACCGGCAACGCTGCCGTCGCATTTTTGGAAAATTTGTTCAATGAACTGACTGAAGACGACGCAAAGGTTCTTCAGAAAATCGTAGAAAAAGATTTGAAGTGCGGTGTTTCCACAGCAACCGTCAACAAAATTTGGCCAAAGCTGATTCCCGAGTTTGAAATTCAGCTGGCACTTCCATATGAATCCAAGAAGCGTCCGGCACGTTTTGCTCTCGAACCAAAGATCGACGGCATGCGTGTTTTTGTAATGAACGAAGGCTCAGTCTTCTCTTTCATGACTCGTGGTGGTCGCGAACTTGAAACTCTCGATCACATGATTCCTGAAATCAACCGGCTGATGAATGATCGTACAGATTACTTCATCGACACGGAAGTTATCGCAGGCACTGGTGTTGAAGATACAACCAGTGCTGTGAAGCGCAAAGGCAAGGCCAAAGGCAATCCAAAGTTGGTTGTGTTTGATATTGGTACGATGGAAGAATTTCATACCAAAAAATCATTTAAGACCTATGATGAACGCCGCGCTGAATTGGTAGAGTTGTTTTCGAAACATGAAGCCAAAGATTTGGTTTTGAATGATTCCATTCCGTGGGATGGCGAAGACGATCCAGAAAAATTCATCACAGACAAGTTCAACGAATGGCGCGCGCAGAAAATTGAGGGTGCTATCGTGAAGGATCGTGACTCACTTTATGAGTTCGACCGCACTGAAGCTTGGATGAAAGTCAAGCCATTAGATCATACGGATGTCGTGATCACTGGATATTATCCCGGCAAGAAAGGCACTCGTAACGAACATCGCCTTGGCGGTTTTACGTTTGAAATTGATGGTGTTGAAAGTCGTGTTGGTGGTGGCTTTAGTGATAAGCAGCGCGATGAGTTCTGGGCTATCAAAGACGAAATGATTGGAACTACGATCGAAATTGAATTCATGGAACCAACCGCAAAGGGCGCAACTCGTCATTGCAACTTTATCATGGTTCGGTCATATAAGGGTGAACGGACATAATGGGTGACGAAATAGAAGACGAGTTCGAGGATAAACTTCTAAATGTTTTGGACATTGAAGTTGATAACTGGTGGGAACCTGCTGGACTAACCAAAGGCAAACTCAATGGTTTGTATGGTACTGCTGGAACAGGCAAATCCACTCTAGTTTATCAACATATGATACAAGCATTGAAATCTGTGGCTGCTCAAGTTTCGGCAGTTACGACCAACGGAACAACCGTTATGTATGGATACAACGACGAAGACATTCGTGATGAACCAAACGAAATTACATATGGTGATTTCGGTATTGGACATCTTCCGAAATACCAACGAACATTGATTCGTAGAATTTTCTCAAAGCTTGGTGGAACAGCAATTCCAAAAGATTTGAAAATTTTCTTGAACACCGTTGAAGAACATGATTTGATTATGTCAATCGTAAATAACATGGTTGACGTATTGCCACAAAAATCTCTGTTCTTCAACTACGATATTGATATGAATAAAACGCTTATCGGTAAGAGATCAACGGGTTCCAGGGAACTTAATTTTCTTCACATTCCAACTAAACATATGGTTGATCTGACTGATAAGGCTGACTTTTTTAGCGATCATAATCTATCCTTCTCCTCAGTGGTGAAGGCTCGAACAGAACCATGTGCGGAATATCCTTTTCCGATTATTCTAACAGTGATTCATAAAGAAAAATTGAATCGTATCAAGCCTTGGCTTCGATGGCTTGTCGAACAACGTTACGATCCGATAACGATTGTTTTGACAGACTAGAAGAAAATGCTTTACGACAATCAAAAAACAATATATAAATGAATTGTAAGTTAGATAACAATCCTGGATTTACCAAAGGAGATTAAAATGCAGGGTTCTGTTGCTGTTGTGAAGACGGTGAAGACCAAAATGCGTGATTATCGCGACAACGATAAGAAGCGCGATCGTGATTCATTCAAGAAGCACCGCAAGGGTCAGCTTCGTGATAAGAGGCGTTTCGACTTTGACGATGACAAAGACTAATTAGCTCTCGTATCGGCACAGTTTCCTAAACTGTCGCACCGTAATGGACCGATGCGGGTTCGATTCCCGCCGAGAGCTCCAACGGGAGGCAATAATGGAAAAATTGTATCGACAAAACGAAAGCATCGTCGCAAAGATTGGCGCAGCATTGTTCAATTACATCAGCGTGTCTGACAAGATTCGCGCTGATTATGCTAAGCTTGTTCATGATAAACTTTCCAATAAAAAGAA